TCTCGTGTGGTCTCTTTAGATGAAGCGATTGAACGCTTGGATAAAACCAGTACATGTGGCAGTCCATTTAATGAACTTTACAAAACTAAGGGAGAACTTTTGTTAGACCCTGACTTTTATGAATGGATGAGTGATGATTGGAATACTTTGGCGTTAGACCCAAATTATACCACCATATTCTCTTCGTCTTTGAAAGAAGAGTTGAGAACCGCAGAAAAGATTGCGGACAATTCTATCCGCACTTTTGCTGCTGGTGCCATTGATGCCACTTTAAATGGAAATCGTCTTTTTGTCGATCAAAACGAAAAGATGTATGACTCGCACTTGACTAGTGCTTCCGTAATTGGAATGTCTCCATTAAAAGGAAATTGGGATAAACTTTACCGTAAATTGGATGTTTTTCCCAACGGATATGCTTTGGATGAGTCACAGTATGACTCTTCATTAAGAGATTTTCTTATGTGGGGTTGTGCACGTTTCCGTTTTGATTGTTTGCGTCCGCAAGATCAAACACCGGAAAACCTTCGTCGAGTGAAAACTTACTATCGAAATCTCGTTAGTACGTTGATGCTCACTCCGGAGGGAATATTGCTCATGAAAAAGCTAGGCAACCCTTCTGGGTCTGTCAATACCGTAACCGACAATACTCTTATCCTTTATTGGATTTTAGCTTTTGCTTGGTTGAAAAATGTGCCTCTGGATATGCAAAGCTCTTCAAGTTTTGAAGAACATACCAGCAAAGCACTTCTTGGTGATGATAATACATGGACAGTTTCTGATCATGCACACACCTTTTATAATGCCCGCTCTGTTATAGCAACCTGGAAACTTCTGGGAATTACTACAACAACTGATTCATTAGATGCCCGACCGGCATGTGATTTGGACTTTTTGTCTGCTCACACTGTTTTTTACAGAGGACTTGCCGTCCCCTTGTATAATAGAAACAAGCTAATGCAATCATTGTTATATGCTGACATTGAGCATCTTACGCCTGAGACAACACTCACGCGTGTTTGTTGTTTGTTACAAATCGGATGGACTGACCTCCCCTTTAGAAAATACGCTAGAGGCTTAATAGAATTTTTGTTGTCGCATTATGACAAAATTCTAAGTAACGATTTACGTTGGATTACTGCAAAAACCAATATCAAAAGTGATGCTTTCTACTCAAAACTTTTTACTGGAACTACTCTTGACTTGCAACCACAAGGATATCAGGAGCATGAAGAAAGATTAATCAAGCCTGATATTTACAGAGCTATGAGCTCTATTAAATCCAAACAACTCAAACAAAAAGAAGCAGCACGAGGAAACCCGCGTGTGCGAGGCCCTAAACAGGGAGACTCTACGGGAAATCAAAAAGTTGTCACAACAACTCGAGTGAAACGAACAGAACTCGGAATTTTGTACAATGCTCCAGATTGTGCTTTGCACTACATGGGAGCAGTTGTGAATCCGTTTGATGCTGGCGTCGGTGCTTGTGTTCCAGCTGATCTCTTCCCTTTGCCTTCCATGAAAACTAAGACTTTTAAAAGACTTATCATGGAAATTGGCACTGGAGGAATAGGCTGGGCTAGCGGGTGTCCAACAGGCTCTAATGATGCAGCCTGTATGGCAGTTACAACCGCAGCAAGCGTTGGAGCGTCAAACATAGCCCTCAATTCGTTCACAAACATACTCAATGGAAACATG